TGACGGGAGGTATTTCCTCAATGTTAACATGAGGTCAGAGTTTGAGGTGGCAGGAATCAACCAGTAGTGTGCTATGACGCAATGACGGACATGACGCATCGCTCTACTTATATAGTGAATCAGAGTCATAGGAGGCCGGCAAGTAAGGTGGTGCGTCATGTGCGTCATGGCGTCATTGCCCGGCGAGACGAGATTCACCCCCCGGCGAGGCTGGACTAAACCCGCGGCGAAAGGAATTTGAAAGTGAAGCAGAACTACATTCACGGACTGAAGAACCCGGACAATACGATGGAGACCGGACACAAGTTGAAGGTCGAAGAGGTCGCGCTTCGGTTGTTCGCTGAGATGGTGGCGGCCGGACCGGGCGAAGGCCACAGCAGCCACGAGCAATGGGCGGATGACTGCATCCAGATATCGTTCGATTTGGCCAAGCGGTTCGTCAAGGAGTGCTATGCGCAGCGTGGCCGGTGACTGGAACTGTTTCACGTGAAACGCTATTTGATCGGCATGATGAGGTTTGAGGTGCAGTTGATTCCGCAGGGCGGTGGCCAGTGGGCGGCGATCTTGGCTACCGGTCAGGTGCTGGCGACGGAGACCGAGAACCCACGATCCGAGGTGGCCCGGGTGCTGTTGCAGCAGGGGGCCGATCCGCGCAGCCGGTTGATCATTCGGACCGGGGCCACGGTGATCGTGGACGAGATGCTCGGGGTGGTGGTCGGCAATCCGGTGGTCTGCGGCGATGTCGATGTTATCGAGAAAGACTAGCAAGGTGCTGTTATTGCTGGCGTTGTTGGTTGTGGTGCTGGTCGTGCTGGGGTTGGCGGTCTAGATCATTGCTCGGGTAGCCTAAGTGTTTGTTATTGCTCGGGTTATTGCTCGCGCGATCAATGCTCGCGTCAAGTCTCTGTTATTGCTCGCGTTTTGGCGGTGCGCTTATTGCTCGCGCGGGCCGGCGGCGGGCTTATTGCTAGTGCTTATTGCTCGCGCTATCTCATTGCTCGCGTTGAGCTTATTGCTCGCGCGGGCCGCGGGCGGCGGGTCAATGCTCGCGCGATCAATGCTCGCGCGGCACCCCCCTCCCACCCCAATTTCCACCGGCAAATAAGTCGCTTTGCCATGCTTTATTTCCCGCCAAACCACCGGAAAACGGCCTGATACCAGCCGAATTCGCCATTTATGGTACCAAAAATGCGGATTAATGCTCGCGCCGCCCCCGGCGGGCCATTAGTGGTAGCACGCCCGGCCCATGCTGTCAAGCCCGTGGTACCAGCCAGCCGGGCCGCGGCCCGGGCCGGCCGCCGCCCCCGGGCGATTCGAAAACCGGCCCATGCAGAGGCCCGGCCCGAATGAAAGCAGGGCATTGACTTCTACGAAGTCAATGCCCTGCTTTCATTCGTCCTCCTTCCAGCCGCGCTCCCACAGCGCGACGCAATCGCCGCCGTCAATGCGGATGACGCCGCGCTGCCGGCGAACCTTGGCCGTGGCCAAGTCAATGGCCGTGGTCATGTCGGCGGCGTCAATGCGAACGTCTTTCGCATTGACGCCGCTGTTCGTGCGATAGCGCACGTGCACGACGTAGGTAATCATCCGGTGAACCCGTCGAACATGCGACGGCCCCAGTCCGGCGAATTGCGGACTTGCCGCAACATGTAGAATCGTTCGTCCATGTAGCCGAACAATCCCGGCTGTTCGTCGAGAATGTGCCAGACTTGATAATCGACGCCGGCCATGATGTCGAGAATGACCGGGCCGAACGTGTCGATTGATTCCATCTTGTCGAGTGCGGCAATCTCGCGCGCTTTGGCATGGGCCGCAGCAAGCGCAATCCATTTCGAATCGCGCGGCTTTCGTTTGGCAGGCATAGCAGACTCCTTTCGTTTCGATTGCCGGAATATAACGGGCCGGTCCGAGAAGTCAATAGCGTATTGTCATGTCTGCCATGCAAAAAAGATGACACTAGCCTGTTGACTTCTATAACGGGCCGGACTAGATTGCAGACACTGGAAACAAGGAGTCTGCCATGAACAAGAAAGAAGCAATCGAAGTCGCCGGGCCGTTGGGCTATCCCAGCAAAATGCCGGGCACCTCCTACGGTATCAGCGCAAAGGCTTGCATCACCGGTGCGAAGCTTGCGCAAGTCGAGGGAAGTGTCTGCCACGGGTGCTACGCACTAAAGGCAAACTATCTTTATCCGTCCGTCGCGCAAGCGCACGAAACGCGACTCGCCGGGCTATCGAATCCGGCTTGGACCGGCGCAATGATAATGATGATTCTGCATGCGCACGCCACTGGCAAGGGCCGCAATGGGCCGATTGCCGTTGGTTGGCACCGTTGGCACGACTCGGGCGATTTGCAATCGGTGGAACACCTCGAAAAAATTTGCGCCGTCGCGCGCGGCACGCCGAAAATAAAGCATTGGCTCCCGACTCGTGAGTTGGGAATCGTCAAGGCTTTCCAGAAGGCGGGCGGCGTTGTGCCGGCGAATCTTGTCATTCGCGTATCGGCGACCATGGTCGACGGCGACGCGACGCAGGCATGGCCGACCACGTCCGGCGTGCACAATGAGCAAAAGGCAAAGGGCCGCGTTTGCCCCGCGCCAAAGCAAGAGGGAAAATGCGGTGATTGCCGCGCTTGCTGGAATCCGAAAGTCAAACACGTTTCCTATCACCTCCATTGAAAGGGAGTCTGCCATGAGTCTGGTTTGGTCATTCAAAACGAAACGCTATTGCGTTTCGCTCTATGTCGAGCAAGAGCAAAACTATCGTTATGACGGTGAGGATTGCGACGGCGCAATCCAGCGCGCGCTAGATCGCGGTGAGCTTGTTGCGTTCGAGTCGTCCGTCATTATCGAACGCGACGGAGTCGAAGTCGCGCGCGATAGTCTTTGTGGTTCCGTTTATGAATTCGGCAACGTGCACGAATTCTGGACGGCGCACCGCAAGAGTCCGGGCGGGCATTATTTTCCTGATATGGTCCGCAGCGCGGCCCGTGCGGCCCGCAAAGAAAAAATGAAAATAGCCTGTTGACTTCTGCCAGGGACATGCTACATACAAACCACGGGCGGCGGATGGTCCGCCGCCCAAATCGAGGAGAGCCTGCCATGACCGACAATACCGAATCCTTCCGGCGCGAAATGCTGGAAACAAACCAGCCCCACGTTGATTTGGCGCACGCCGAAAAGCGTTGGACTACCGCGGAACTGTCCGCTGAATTCGAAGTCATTGGTTTCATGGCCCCGTTTGTTGCGGTCCGCCGCAAGTCGGACGGTGCCAAGGGTTCAATGGAATTCACCCACAGCCCGCGCTTCTACTTCAATTTCGTGGCGGACTAAATGCCCGCGACCATGACTGATTTCGAGTACCAGTGCCTCGCGGCACTGGTACAAGCCTACGGCGGGGCCGAAGTCATTGCCCGCGTTAACGAGATCGCCGCGCAAATCGCGGAGGACGCGGAGGAGGATTGATCATCGCTCGCGCGGGCGATCATTGCCCGCGCGAGAGCCTGCCCGGTCATTGCTCGCGTTATTGCTCGCGCGGTCATTGCTCGCGTTATTGCTCGCGCTTATTGCTCGCGTTATTGCTCGCGTTATTGCTCGCGCTACAGCCTCCCGGCTCCCGCGCGGGCGGCGACGCCGCCCGATGTCTTGGCAGGCTCCCGGGCGGCGTCGCACCCTTTGCCAGCCCAGCGCACGCGCACGCGCACGCGCGAACGGCCCGGCCCATCCGGGCCGGGCCGTTCGCGCGCGCACGCGCCCGCCCGCCCGCCCGCCGCCGGCCCTATCGGGCCGGGCCGGTGCCCGGCCCGGGCCGGGCCGTCCGGCCCGCACCCGGGCCGGGTGCTTCGCACCCGGCCCGGTGCTGCGCACCGGGCCGGGCCGTCCGGCCCGGCGAATCTGCCAGAAGCCGGACCGGAAGATTCCGGCCCGGGCTTTCGCCCGGGCCGGGCCGTTTCACGCGGCGGGCTTTGCGTTAACCCGGACCGTGGTTTGCGACTTGGTCGCGGTATGACCGTCGACCATTTCGACGATTTGCTCGGACCACTTGTCGCGCGGGAAGCGCAGGGAAGGCTTGAGCGTTTCGGCGATCCCTTTCCAATCGACGCGGGAATAATCCGCGACAATTACGTTAGCCCGGGCCAAGTCGCCGTCATGGTGACCGGCACCCATTGCCACGAGTCGAGCATGCTCGATTTTGGCAAGGGCTTCGAGTTCCGCGATTTGCGCCTTAAGGGCTAGCAAAGCATCGGCAGGGTGCAAATTAGAAAGCATTGGCAGACTCTCTTTCCTTTGGGCCGTCCGGCGACACCATGTCCCGGCGACAATCCAAACCTAATCGGCCCGGCCCGATAAGTCAACGGGGCAGTGTCAACTATTTTGCATGGGTGCCATGACAATAGGGCATTGACTTCTAATCCGGCTTGCCCCATATTCCGATTGTCGCCGGACGGAAGGCAATCGCCGGAAGCCGGACGGCCCTAAAGGAAAGAGAGTCTGCTATGTCGATTTATACTCAAACGGCCCGTTTCGACACGGGCCGGGCTTTGACGGAAGACGAGCTTTTTAAGCTTGCCCCTTCCGTGTTCGCTACCACTGCGCACGAGTCGCGCAGCGCGCGTTTCGCTCCTATCCCCACGATTGAGATTGTTCGCGGTCTCGCAAAGGAAGGCTTTGGAGTCGTCGGGGCGAAACAGTCTTTGACTCGTGTCGAAGGCAAGGCACCCTTTACGAAACACTTGCTCCGAATCCGCAAGATGGACTCGGATGCTTCGTACAAGGTTGGCGATACGGTCGCCGAAATGTTGCTCAAGAATGCAAACGACGGTACCGCGCAGTATGACTTGATGTCTGCGCTTTACAAAATCGCTTGCATGAATAGCCTTGTTTCGGTGCTCGAAAAGCTTGACTCGCTCAAGGTGCGGCATACCGGCGACGTTATGTCGAAAGTTATTGAAGGCACCTATACCGTGGTCGAAAATAGCAAGCTTGCGCTTGAGGCTCCGATTCAGTGGTCGCAAGTCAAGCTTGACCGGGAAGAGTCGCTTGCAATGGCGGAAGCCGCGCGGGTGCTTCGTTTCGGCGACTCGGACGGTAATGTTGACTCGCCGATTCAGGCGAATCAATTGCTAATCGCGCACCGGACGGAAGACGAGAATCGCAACAACCTTTGGACAAACTTCAACGTGATTCAGGAAAACGTGATTCGCGGTGGTTTGCGAGGAGTCCAGATTGACGCGAACAATCGCCGCCGTCGCATGACGACTCGGGCCGTCAATGGCATTGACCAAGATGTCAAATTGAATCGCGCGCTGTGGACTCTGGCAGCCGAAATGGCGAAATTGAAAGGAGTCGCCGCGATATAATCGCCGGACCGGGTGCCCTACGGGGCACCCGGAATCCTTTTGACAATGGGGCATTGACTTCTAGGAGTCGGTGCCCTATCTGTTTTTGTGCCGGGGCAATCCCGCCCCTTTGGAGTCTGCCATGCCTTCCGTTTTCAATATCAGCGCGCGCCGAGTCGGTGGAATCATGTTCCTGAAAATTGGCCGGTTTTGTTTTTCGTTTTGTCTGACTCGTGAATACCGGCCCCTCTAAATAAATCACAATAGGGCATTGACTTCTAGGAGTCGGTGCCCTATCTGTTTTTGTGCCGGGGCAATCCTGCCCCTTTTTGGAGTCTGCCATGTCTCAGAATGATCGTTTCACGGAAGCCCGGTCTAGCACCACCGCAAGCGTATGCCTTGCGCTTGGCATTGTCGCTGGTGTCGCTTTCATGGGCTGGATTAACAAGCCCGCACCGGTCGCGGTCGCCGCACCGGCACCGGTCGCCGCGTCAATCGACTATGCCAAAATTACGGAAGCCGTCCGGGCAGGATTCCCGGTCGCCGCACCGGTCGCCGCAAAGCCCGCACCGGTCGCCGCACCGGCACCGGCACCGGCACCGGTCAAGCGCAAGGTGCGGACCGTCACCCGGACCGTTTACCTTGCCCCGGCACCGGCCCGGTGCGGGTGCGCGCTGTAACCATCCGGCCCGGGTGCCCCTAGGGGCACCCGGAATCTTTTTGACAATAGGGCATTGACTTCTAGGAGTCGGTGCCTTATCTGTTTTTGTGCCGGGGCGATCCCGCCCCTTTTTTGGAGTCTGCCATGTCTGATATTTTCGCCGCGTTCCAGAATGAGCCTCTGATTTGCGAGGAGTCGCCGGTCGCCGATATGACCGGACGACTCGCCACTGCGGAAGCCGCGATATCCTATATCCGGGCCGGTAAAGCGACCGTGACTCTTGTGTCGGTTAAGACCGGCACCCGATTCACCTATCGCGTTTCGGCCGCACCGGAAGGCGATGCTTTGTTTGTCGCGCTGCTAAACGGCCCGGACAATACCGGCGACTATAAATACCTTGGGCGCATTGCGCGCGGTATCTTTTGGGCCGGTCGCAAGGTGCCCCGGCCCGGCGATATCGGCCCGGATGCCCCTTCGTCGAAGGCTTTCGCTTGGGCTTGGAAAGCCCTTTCCCGGGGCACCCTGCCCGATTCGCTTGAGGTATGGCATGAGGGGCGGTGCGGTCGCTGTGCGCGCAAGTTAACTGTCCCGGCTTCCGTCGCATCCGGCTTTGGGCCGGAATGCATTGGCAAGCTTGCCTAGGGCAATGCGGGGCACCCGGCGACGGGTGCCCCGGCCCGGGTGCGGCACCCGGAATCTTTTTTAAAATAGTTCGCCATGGGGCATTGACTTGTCCGGGTGGACTCTTTATCTGTTTTTGTGCCGGGGCAATCCTGCCCCTTTTTGGAGTCTGCCATGTCCTCTTTTGCTTTCGCTTCCCTGCCCACCACGGTCGCCGCCGCGCAAGAAATCGCCCGGCTGAAATCAGAAGCCCGGTTTTTTCACGCGGGTGCGCTTGCCTTTATTGCGGACCACGGCCCGCGATACGGGTGCCATTTCGGAATGACTTCCACCCGCCGCGCGGCAATGGCCAATTTCGAGGCGGGCTATACCACGGCCCGGGCCGATGCCCGGATGCAAGGTGCGGTGGATTGGAGCCTAGCCTAGCACCCGGCCCGGGTGCCCCTACGGGGCACCCGGGCTAAATGGTTTTGACCACCCGGCACCCGCGCACCCTGTGCGCGGGTGCTGTGCTGTGCGCGCTGCGCTGCGCTGCGCGGTCGCGCTGCGCGCGGTCGCGCGCTGTGCGCGGGTGCGCACCCGGTGCCGGGTGCCGCACCCGGCACCCGGGCCGGTGCTGTGCTGCGCGCTGCGCTGCGCGGTCGCGCTGCGCTGTGCGCGCTGCGCTGCGCTGCGCGCTGTGCGCGCTGCGCTGCGCGCTGCGCTGCGCGCTGCGCAGCGCGGTCGCGCTGTGCGCAGCGCAGCGCGGTCGCGCTGCGCTGCGCTGCGCTGCGCTGCGCTGCGCTGCGCGGTCGCGCTGTGCTGTGCACAGCGCGACCGCGCTGCGCGCTGCGCTGCGCGCGGTCGCGCGCTGCGCGCGGTCGCGCGCTGCGCGACCGCGCGCAGCGCGCGGCAAAACGGAAATGGGATTATTTTCTCATCGGCGGCCCAGTACACATGAGTTTTAGTCGCGTTGTTTTCCGTCAATCTGTCGTAACCTATCTCTGAACCATTGAATTCCGCCTTCTGGAATTCGTGGTATCGCCATTTAGTTTTTTCGGATTCTAAACCCCGACAATCTGACGGAGAACCCATGCGCCTCTCGCTTCGTGGTACCAAGAACTGGGCTTCCACCCCGACCCGCAAGATCCCCCAAGCACCCGACATGGCCAACGCCGAGTTCCGCAGCCTCTGTGTGCAACTCAGGATCAACGACAATGCCACCGCGGCCGAACTGTTCGGCATCTCTTGGCGCACATGTCAGCGATACTGGTACGACGAGGTCGCGCCGCCGCCGTCGCTGGCACGCCTGCTGCGTCTGGCTGCGCAACTCAGTCTCACGCACGCGCAATTGCGAAAACTTTCCCAGCCTATTACCCCAAAGGACACTCGACTAAAATTCGCAGCGGACTTATGAATTCCTCGACCAAGGGGGAATCATGGCTCGATCAGATTGGGCAGCCCTCCTGACCGACCCTGCGTCCGAGTATCTGGCGCACACCGAATTGCGTCGCTTCGGTCTGGAGCCGTATTTGCCGCAACTTAAAAAACGCCACCACACCCGCGCCGGCGCATACGTCATGCGCCACTTCCCGCTGTTCCCCCGCTACCTCCTCGTTCCGTACAAAGACGCGCATCACCCGGCAGTCCGTCTGGCGCGCGGCATCTGCCGGCACAAGTGCGTGCTGGCCGACAACGACGGCCGCCCGTGGCGCGCGCCCGCAAAAGTCATCGACGGCGTCCGCGAAGCCGAAGCCCGCGGCCTCTACGATGAAATTCTCCACAAGGGCGACCAAGTCACGCTGGCCTACGGCGTGCTCTCCACGGTCAGGTCGGTCTGCTCGTCCGATATCACCACCGGCATGATCGAGCTTCTGATGCCGCTGTTCGGCGGCGCGAAAGCCACCGTCCAAGCCGCCAAGATCGTCCACATGTAGTCAAAGTCTTGACGAACCATCGCAATCGCTAGTACGTTCCGCCGCAATCCTTGTTTTGATCAGTTTCCGGGTCGACCGGGTGTCCTCGGAGATCTGACAGGGAGGCAAACCGGATGCATCACGCATGCAGACCGAGTCGAGGTGATGCCACAAAAACCCTCCCGTATTAGAGCCAAGATCAAACCCGGCTATAAGCGCAACGGCGAGCGCAAGTCCGGCCCGCCGCCGCAGACCGCGGAAGAGCGGATGGCGCGCGCTGTCGCAAAGGTAGAGGCCCGGCACCACATCACGCCGTCGCTGGTCGCCACCATGCTCCTGAAGCACCGCGGCCTTCTCAACGGTGTCGCCCGCGCTCTCAAGATACCACGCGCCACCCTGACCCGTTACATCGACAAGCACGACGACTGTCTCCTCGCATTGCATTCGGCCCGTGATGCCATGGGCGACGTCGCCGAAGGCAAGCTGTTCGAAGCCATCGACGCCGGCGAGTTGCGCGCCATCTTGTACTACCTGAGTACCGTGCACCGGCAGCGCGGCTACGGTCTGCGGCAGGACGATACCTCGCTCGACACCGCCCGCGGTCCTGTGTTCGTGGATACCGTGAACATCGTCGGCATTCCCTCCGGCACGTTCCTGCCCAAGGAGATCGCGGCCAAGGACAACATGGTCGTCGAAAACAACGGATGACCAATCCTTTCCGCTACCGGCCGCCGGAACAGCCGGACACGGACCACGACGGCAAGACGGTCGACGACTGGGAAGACAACGCACTCTCGAATTTTCTGGCGTGGTCGTCGGTCACCTTCATGCCGATGTGGTGCCAGACCGAAGAACACTGGACGAGCCGCTTCGCCAGCACGCTCTTCACGACTTGTCCCTGCTGCATGATTTTCAGAGGTCTCGCACTTGGCATCATCACCTCGACAGCGTTTTGGTTTGCGGTCCTGATCCTGACCGTCGTTTTGCTAGAGGATTCCTGAATGCCCTTCCGCTTGGCTGCATCTCATGGCTCTTGATCATCATTCTGATCGTGTGGCTGACCCGCGGATAAACCGCGGCAAGCCCACCGGCGGCAATGGCTACAAGAAGCTCGCGGCTCTCAACGCCGGCCGCAACGCAGCGGCGGAGGCCCGTCTCGGCCAGAAGTTCATCGACACGCTGTTCGCCCAAGACGTCCGTCACAAGGCGCTGCACGGCGGCAGAGGCTCCGCCAAGTCATGGTCGGTGGCCACTTATTTGCCGATCCGCGCATCCCAGCAGCGCAAGCGCATCGTCTGTGCCCGGCAATTCCAGAACTCGATCAGGGACTCCTCGAAAGAACTGATCGAGAAGCGGATTCGGTCCTTGGGCATGTCCAACCAGTACACCATCACGGACCGCTACATCATCCACAACGGCACCCAGTCGCAGTTCATGTTCGTCGGGCTGGAGCGCAACGTGGAATCCATCCGCTCCCTTGAGGGTGCTGACATCGTCTGGATCGAGGAGGCCAAGACCATCTCCGCCAAGAGTATGGAGATCCTCCTGCCGACCGTGCGTGCCGCAGGCTCAGAGTTGATCTGGACGTGGAACCCGGACAAGCCCTCGGACCCCGTCGACGCCTATTTCAGGAAAGGCGCACCGCCTCCACGCAGCATCGTCACGGAGGTCTCCTACCGGGATAACCCGTTCTTCGAAAACACCGAAATGCCGAACGAGATGCAAGTGCTCAAGGACGGCAACTTCGCCCGCTACCAGCACGTCTGGGAAGGCGCTTACGACGTCTCCTACGAGACCAAGGTTTTCACCAACGTGCGCGTCGGCCGGCCCGAAGTCCCAGCCAACACGCCTCCCTGCTACGGCATGGACTTCGGGTTCGGTTCCGATCCCAGTTTTGTCGTCAAGGTGTTTGTGCTGCACGACAAAAAGCAGATTTACATTGCCGCGGAGTCCATGGGCCGCGTCACCATGGATCAGTTGCCGCACATGGTGCGCTCCGTCACTCGCGAGGACGGCGATCTGATCCGGTCGGATTCCAGTCAGCCCGGCACTATCGAGTTTCTCCAGTCGCGTGGTATTAACGCGCAGCCCGCCAGAAAAGGCCCCGGCTCAGTCAAGTCGGGAATTCTTTGGCTGCAAGGTTTCGAGATCCTGATCGATCCGAACTGCGAGAAGA